AGTAGTTTCATAGTCGATGCCGTAGTATTCATCGCCCATGTTTACATACCAGTTGTCCTTGACCATGCGGTCGAATGCTTCCTCTTTCGTGGATGTCCACTCGATATCCCACTCTTCTGGTCGTTCGTAATACGTAGTCAAGGCTTGCCAGACGGCGAGGTCATCCATTCCACTGCGATGCACTGCCTCTGAGTATTGCTTAAGTAGAAACTCTACTTGCGCTATTCGAAATGATGGTTCCATGTTTCCTCCTTATCGTTTGCTGATACTGAATCGAATGTCGGACTTACCATCTATACATAGACGGCATACCGCACAGGCTCCACCCTTTTCGGAGATGAGTGGGATGCGCTTGAGTTGTTCGGGACATGAGGCTCCCGCTTTACCTGTCATTGCTAGCATGATTCGCTTACCATCACTGAAAGTGTCAGCGAGGTAGGCAATCTTCACACCTTGCGGTGCGAACTCCCAGTTCTCTGCATCTGCAGAGTAATACAGCGAGAGATTGGGAATGTTACGTAACGCACGAGCTGCGTCAGGGTTGCGTGTATACACCCAGAACTGGATGTCGGGATGGTTCTCGATGACTACCTTCCATGCCCATGTGTAATCGGTGTTGAAGAAGTCGCCATCCCAATGGATACGAAACAGTTTGTCGATACCTTTGGTATCGCATTCTGATTTGAAATCCAGAATCATGGTGTCGAGCATTGCCCACATGTCATACTTGTCAGCGTTGCGAAGAGCATTCCAGTTGTGAAGTAATACTTCACGAACTGAGGTATACATCTTCTCTAACTTACCTGCGTAGCAAATCTTCTCGCAGATACTGGTTGCATAGGGGCATGAGTATTGCTTGCCACTTGGCAGACCGAATGTGTTAGCGATTGCTGACCGCTTGCCATTCGGTGTAGCCAATGGTGTTACCTTGCGGTCGTTAGACCGCTTGAGTTTGGTCATGATTTTCCTCCATGTGTTTGTCGATTGTGGCATTCAAGGCATTGAACATACCTATCACAATCAAAGCACCAAGGTTCTTTGTTCATCGCTTCTCCTTTCGTTGAGTTGCCCTATATATAAAGCACATCTAAAGATGTGCTATCTATGAATCGCACCGTGCTCTAGCATGTCATCGCTGGTGCGATGGTCGTCAAGCAGGGCATTGGCTAGGCTTTTTACGTCATCTGGTATGCCGTCTGGTTCATCATCAGCCAGCACCTCCGTGCTATCAGGGAGTATGTAACGCGCCTCTATGTCTACCACTTGGCGCTGACCATCTGCATACTCTTCGAGTTCACCCCATAGGTGAACCCCCCATTCGACACCATCAACTGTTATCCAGTTGTATAAAGTCACGCTGGTCATTAGAGCCACGCTTCCAAGTGATGGCTCTCCACTATGGCACGTGCTGGCGCTGTCAACTTGCCACGCCAAGTCACTCCCTCTGGGAGTGTTATCTGTTTGTCATAGTCCTCATCACTGCATGCATAGATGGCTTCGATACATGGTTCCACCATGGTAAGTGGAACTGGGGGATAGTGATTGCTTCGCAATTGGATTGCGATTGATTGCCGAATGTCAATGACATTCTCTGCTAGGTCTTGCGACATGTTATTACCCATTGCTTTCCTCCTCTGATTTGATGAGGTCGTCAACCTCTGGTTGTAGTTCGCTAGGCACGAGCTCGACTGTGTATTCATGCTCGGCATAGTTTTGGTCTTGCTCCCATTCGCCTTGTTCAAAGGCGATGTCTATTGCTTTTTCTTTTGAGTTCGCTTCTACCTCTTGGTAGAACATGAACTCTCGCTTCTGCCATACGAGATACTTAGGCATGTGTTTCCTCCTTGTCGACGTAGTCGGGATGCCAACTTGACTCCCGAACATTTCTTCCGAACGCTACTTGTAATGCTTCAGCAACTTGGTTGCTGATGTCTAGGTAATCGCCGTTGTATAACTTGCTTACGTTTGGGATAGATGGCACGTCGCTATCTTCGGTGTAATCACCGACAATCATGACTCTATCGCCAGCCCATCGCCCAGACACGCCAGTCAGTGGCAGGTCGCCACCTCCACGAGCAGGGCTAGTCATCACGAGCAGATACATTGCATCGGCAATCGTTCCTTTGAACGCGCCTAGTTGTTCGACTTGCTTTGCACCAAGCCCTATTCCATAGGGCTCAACGCATTCTTTCTTATCGTAATTAACGAGTAGGTGATACTGACCCATTGTATTTCTCCGTTTCTTTGATGGTGCTAATCACTTGATTAGCAATGATTCTGTGTGGGTAATCGCCCACGTTTGCAAGCATCTGGCGTAGTAGTAAAGCGCCTATCTCTGACACCTTATCTTCTACGGCAGTAGCCATCTGGTCTATCAATACATCCCACTCCTCGCGGAGATAGGCGGTCGTTGCTATTAGGTCGCAGTCTAACTTTTTGACATCGTCAATTAGTTCGTTCCACGAATCTCGGTCATTCTCAATGACCAATAGCCAATCGTTTGCGAACTGCTCGGCGAATAAATCGCTAAGCGATTTAGTTATCATCGGCATTACTTTTTCTCCTTTGCTAGTTGGTTTTGTGCTTCACTTATCGCTTGCTCTAGTGCGTAATACATGTCTTGGAACTCGTAGTCCTCGAAGATGCTGACGGCTTTCGCCCATACCTTTTCGGTGAGCGCGTCCTCATCTTCTGTGCCATACTTTTCCAAGTCCTCTTGCGTATACCAGTTGCCTGCGATTACGCTGTTAGGGTCTAACTCCTGTAGGAGTTTGATTGCTGTTGCTACTATCATTGCTCACATCCTTTGCATTCGGGACGGAGGCAATCACCGCATGTGATGACTGCCTCCATCGAGGTTTGGTCTGGGCTACTCACGAACTGTGGTTTCCCAGTGGTTGTCTATATCAGCAGACCTTTGGTCTGCTATCAAGAGATGCCTGCGCCACTCTGTATCACGGCGCAACATGCCAGCGAGAGCCCCGATACCGAGGCACATTCCTGTATAACAGATGAACAGGATGGATAGGATTAGGTCGTTGCTCATACGCGAGCACCGCCCTTGATGGTGAGGTAAGCCTTCGGCTCTACCTCTAGCACGGCTTTGAGCACATTATCGAAGTTTGGATATTGGTTCATTGCCTTGAGGATTGCCTCAATCTTCTTCGAAGATTTGGCAGTTGGTGTGGTGATACGAACCTTGGCGAAGACGCGCTTGTCGTCTGCCTTGGATATGTGAACAGTGCCGTTCTTCACGACACCGTTTAGGGTTTTGGTTGCTACTTTTCTCATGGTGTTTCCTTTCTGCCGTCAGGATTTCCGACTGGCTCGACATATATAAGCAGAACTATGTTCTGCTATCTTGAGATGTGTGTATACGCTATGAACAGCGGATGCGTGTGCGAGCTGTTAATAGCACATACGCTATGCGTGTAGACAGGCGCGTGATGTGGGTGTGGCGTGTATGTCATGTGCCATGTGTGTCGGGTCATGTGTCATGCCATGGGATACGTTAGACACGCCGTATTTACGCTCAGCCAGACAGCCAGATTTGACAGGTGTGGGGCTCTTCGTGTATTCTGTATTCCATCGCCGAACGCTGGGTTCGGTGATTTCTACGAAAGGCACGGCAATGGCAACAACAGCATGGACACACGATGACATGATGGTCAATCTCAAGGCGTATGTGCAGGACGCAAAGCACGAGTATGGAATTCCTAACCTCGACTGTGCGCCCGATTGTGAGTTAGTTCCAGTTCGTTTCGCACAGATTGGCGACCTAGTTCCACTAGGTAAGGGTCGCGTAGGTGTAGTGTTCGACATCGCGGAAAATCGCGGGGTCATGGAAGTCAGCATAGTTTCATCTACGCTTCGCGTAGTATTGAAGAGGGTCGCTCTATAGATAGTCAGCGGATGCCCCTCTCTCACTCACGGTGGGGGAGGGGTTTCTCCTGTGCGGGCGACTGTTTTTGTGGGGAGAATGGGGGCGTTTGCCCCCTTTTTTTATGCCCGCGCCCTTGACGACCCCACGGTTTTTTAACCACACCCCCCGCCCGCCCCCCACTATCAGCTAAAATATTTTCACCAGAAAACCAGCTCTGACCAGCACTTTTGTTATACCAAGAAAAAAAGTTTGATTTGCCTCTTGAAACACGCCGAAGCTCTAGACCCCTATATAAGTGTAACGGCTGAGTTCCACGAAGCCGTAAACGCGGGCTTCACGCCCGCTTTTTACTTGGTAAAAATTATAGTGGGGATACTTCTGTCTATACCCCTGTAGACCCCTACAGCTACTGGAGAAGACTTGGAAAGAAATCTAACCCCCGAAGAAGCCAGGAAAGAACTAATCAACTTGGTGCGCCAAGGGCGCACTATTGCCGATGCCCTAAAGGTTATTGGTCGTTCTCGTTCTTGGTATGACACCCAGAGGCGCGAAGCCGAAGGCTTCGCTGCCTATATAGATAATGCTCGGTTAAGAACATCTGACCTCGCTGATGAAGCTCGGTCTGGTCTATCTGACTTTGCGGAGTTTTCTGAGAAATACCTGGGAGCCAAAGTATGGGACCACATGCTTAACGTGGTCGATATGTTGGAAGGTAAGGAACCTCGTTGGTTACATCCAGCGATGACTTACGAAAAAGGGTCGGCGGGTTTATCCCGCCTCTTGGTAAATGTTCCACCAAACCATGCCAAGACTATGACCATCACGATTAACTACGTTACCTACCGCGTAGTTAAAAATCCCAACATCAATGTGATTGTTATTTCTAAAACCCAAGAGCAGGCAAAGAAGTTTCTCTATGCTATCAAGCAACGCCTGACTCATCCTCGGTATGCAGACTTGCAAGCTGGATTTGGTCCTACCGATGGTTACAAAGCTACCGCCGACATGTGGTCGGCTAACAAGATTTATCTGGGCGCGGATGTCCGCGAGTCAGATGCTAAAGACCCTACCGTTGAAGCTATCGGTATGGGTGGTCAAGTATACGGCGCTCGCGCCGACTTAATCGTACTTGACGACGTGGTCACTCTCTCTAACGCGGGAGAGTGGGCTAAGCAACAAGAATGGATTCGACAAGAAGTTGCCTCTCGTCTACCACCAGGCGGGGGTCAGCTTCTTGTTGTCGGAACTCGCGTATCTGCAACCGACTTATATAAAGAACTTCGCAACCCACAGCATTACACGGACGGAATCGTACCGTGGTCATATTTGTCCATGCCTGCCGTATTAGAATACGCAGACGACCCGAAGGATTGGAAAACCCTTTGGGGCAAGTCAGAGCAACCTCTCGCTGAGAATGATATTCCAGATGAGAATGGATTCTTTGACCGATGGACTGGACCGCGTCTAACAGCGGTCCGCAACGAGGCTGGTCCATCCAAATGGTCTTTGGTTTACCAAAACCTCGATATCGCAGAGAATGCAATCTTCGACCCGATGTGCGTCAGAGGCGCAGTTAACGGAATGAGAAAGTCGGGTGCGCTGGTTGCAGGCGCTGCGGGTCATCCTGAAAATGCACAGAACTTCTATCGCATTATTGGTATAGACCCAGCCATGTCTGGTGACACGGCAGCAGTAGCTTATGCAGTCGACCGCAGAACACACAAGCGCTATGTCATGGACGTTCACGTCATGAGCAGCCCCACACCTGCAGCGATTCGCTCTTTGATTCGAGAATGGACGGATGCTTACAAGCCTCATACTGTCATCGTTGAATCCAACGCATTTCAGCTTTTCTTGACCCAAGACGAGGAGATTAGAAACTTCTTGTCTACTCGCGGTATTAACTACCGCCCACACTACACAGGTAATAATAAACAAGACCCAGAGTTTGGTGTAGCTTCTCTGGCTCCGTTATTCGGAACCGTTATTAAACGTGACGGTAACAATAACAACTTAAAGCATGCTGGCGATAACATGATTGAGTTACCAGATGCTTCACGTAATGAACATATAAAAAAGTTAATAGAACAATTGGTTGTTTGGCAACCAGGAGTTCAAGGCAAGAGATTAAAGATGGACGCTGTGATGGCGCTCTGGTTCTGTGAAATCGTAGCCCGCGATGTTTTATTAACTTCAACAAATGTGCCAAACTTTTTGAAAAACGAATTTACACCTCAGAAGCAAATTGAAGATAGGTACATTGTTAACCTAGATGATTTAGCTGCTGCACAGCGAATAGCGAGATTGTGATAATGAAAGAACTTGTACACGCATACGAGCAATTAAAGGTTCGTAATGCTGAGCGCGATAAGCGCATGCGCGAAGTTGCATTGGTCCGTTCAGGTAACGCCGACCAAGTATTTCGTGGTTTGTTCCCAGAGGGAACATGGTCTAGACCTATCATCGCCAACCTCATTGACGTGGTTGCTCGTGATGTTTCTGAGCAGGCAGGTGTACTACCTACCATAACGGCTGCTGGAGATTCATCCCTTGATGATTCACAGCGTACCAAGGCTGATAAGAGAACTAAGATTGCAAACTATTATGTTGCTTCATCTCGTCTTGGAACAGAGCTACTGCGTGGCGCAGACCAGTTAGGAACTTATGGCTTCTGTGTATTCAGAGTCGAACCTAACTTCAAGGAAAAAAGACCGCACATCCATGTAGAAAACTCTATGGGTGCGTATTATGACACAGACAGGTTTGGGGAAGTATCTGTCTATTGTCGTTCGTATTATCGTAGAGCTGGCGAATTAGCAGCTAAGTTCCCAGAGTTAGCAGATAAAATTTTACAGACAAGTGCATTTGGTCGTACTGATAGTAATGAACTTTTAGAAGTTGTACGATGGACAGACAAGAATCGCACTGTAATGTTTATCCCAAGTCGTGGAGGTGCAGTTCTTGCCGAAACACCAAACAAGATTGGTCGAGTCCCAGTTGCGATTGCTCAGCGTCCTTCGCTTGATGGCGAAGTCCGAGGCTCATTCGACGATGTTCTGCCAGTGTACGCAGCAAAAGCGCGTCTTGCTTTGCTCACTATGGAGGCTGTTCAAAAGTCTGTTGAAGCTCCTCTTGCTCTTCCCACTGATGTTACTCAGCTTTCCGTTGGTCCTGATTCGGTCATTCGTTCGAACAGTCCTGAGAAAATACGTCGTATAAATCTAGACGTACCACAATTTGCATTTGCTGAGAACAATGTTCTAGCAGACGAAATGAAACTAGGAACTCGTTTTCCTCAAGCACGTGCAGGACAAGCAGAAGGTTCTATTGTTACTGGTCAAGGTGTCAAGGCACTTATGGCTGGATTTGATTCACAAATCAAAGTTATCCAATCAATCCTTGGCGAAGCAATCGGCGAAGCAATCTCTATCGCGTTTGCTACTGATGAAGCATACTTCCCAACATTATCTCGTGAAGTATCTGCAACAGCCAACGGAGTTCCATACAAAT